TCTTGTGTAGTTCCGTTTATTGTTAGGGTTCTTGACGTAGGTACATAACCCGAAAAGTCAGCTCCTGAAATCTCAACGTAAACGCTGCCCGTCCAACGATAAGTTTTGTTAGTGTCCTCAGCTATGTAAATAGTTTTTAAGCTCCCTGAGGCAGGGAATGCAGCTAAATTAGCGTAGGTTTTTACTTGTGATGGTATGTTAATAGTTACTGCCATGTCAGATTTATTGTTTGATTGCTTAAAGTTGCGTAAGTAGAGCTAGCTACTTGGGTTCCGTCTATTTGTACGTTGAAAGTTGTGTCAGGTAAAGTCAATACCGCTCCGCTTGCTACGGTTGTTGTATAACTCTGGTCTGAGTTCGTTACGGTTGCAGGTTGACAAAATGGTATATATCCGTCAGTATCGCAAACGCTCATTGAATTTGGCACCGTAACGTCAAAAGTCATTGCCCAACCTGCTAGGTTATTCTCAAAGCGTTCAGCAAATGGCTCCAGAGTTGCGTTTTCTTCTACCTGTACTTTCTGATCCCAAATGTAACCGGACTTCATGAGTTTATAAGCTCTGATCAAAACGTCGTGCATTGCGTTTAAAGCATCCGTTTCGTTGTCCATACCATAGAACAGGTTGGTATCGTTTTCCTTGCTTATATCAACTATATCCATAGCCATAATAGTGATATTGTAACGCACTACGAACTCCTCCGTAATTGTGTTATTGACCATTATGTGAACTAACGGAAATATCGTCTTTTTATCCAGATCAACTCCAAAGATATCACCCTGCGATATTTGGTTTACTATCGGATCTCCGCTAAAATGCAGCCGTAAGGTTTCTAATGTTTGGTAGTAGTTCATCGTCTTAGTTGGCGTTCAAAGATTCTTTTTTCGATTTCGTTTTTTTGGTGCTCAAAGGTGAGATACGTGAGACATTTAAGTAACCCGAGCTTGGTAACTTCGTCGAACTTTGTAACGTCTCCCTTAGCAAGGCCATAAATTGATTGATACCACCCCCATTGTTTTGCAAATTGAGCTGTTTCGCTAAATTCGTTGATATGTTCGGATCCTTCTTTATCTGCTTCTCCAAATAGTTCAGGGTAGCCTTTAGTAATTCGCTGCTTAAATTGTAAAAAAAAACCGATGCTGCAATACAAACATCTAAAGGAGCATACTGCATCAGGTCTTGGTATTCTTTTGTACCGGTGTATTCGTGTATTTCGTACTTGTCTTTTATTCGTTTTTTGATAGGCCTGTACATTACTGCCATCGCCTTATTAAAGCTATCCCAGCTCTGCAAATGGTTTTCTAAATCTACGTACTCACCAAAGCTGATTTCCTCTAAGTTCGGAATAAAACCAAACTCAATACCTTCAATTTTAAACGTCTGTTGAAATTTAGGCTTCTGATCAAACAATTCCGTAAAGTGCGCAACCATTTCATTAAGTGAAGTAAGTGAACGTTCAAAAAGTCAACGTAATGCTTTAACGGAATTTCGTTTAATGAAGTAGGTACCTTTACTTGGATTTCCATATCTGTATAACTTATTTTTTTGTTAGTTGTTGCACGTGGTTATATGCTTCCCTTAGCATCGTCAAATGTACGCGCATTTTCTCAGGGTTGTTAAAGATTATTTTAATTCGTTTTCCGGTACGCTGCCTGATATACTGCTCTACCAAATAGCACATTGCTTCGGTGTAGTTCTCTGACATTAGCGAATGTTATAAGTGCCGTAGTTTTTCTTTAGGCCTAGCGTTTCCATCTCGTGGTATCTAAGCGCATCAATTCCGTGATCCAATCCTCCAGCAGGGTTACGCCCTCTGTTACCTGCTCTATCAACGTCCCAGCAGTATGCTCTAAGCTCTTTGATTAGGTTCGTGCTTTGCTTGGTTACTAGGTACTCTTGCTGCTGCATTACGTCAATACCGTAGTTTATTGAGTCTTTTCCTTTCGTAACGCCTTTGATCGTCTTTCCGTAGCGTTTAATCTCGTCAATACTTTTCGGCTCTGAGCTATCCGCATAAATAATAACGCCAGACGGTAGTGCCTTTGCAATATCTGAGTTTAGCATACCTGTACGGTAAACAAGTTCATTAATTATTCGCTTACCGTTCCAATTATAGATTTCGATAATAGCTGTTGGGTCGTTAGTGTATCCAAAGTCTAAGCCTATACCTACTAAACGCGCATCTTTCGGTACCTTATCAATCTCCTTCCAATTCTCAAAGATTACGCCTTCAAGCATTCCGACTTCGCCTAAACCATAAACGCGCCACCAATTAGCCCAGTAGTTAGACGTTGTTGCTTTGTCGCGGTTCTTTTCAATTTGTGTGACAATACTCTGATCTAAGGCCTCGTTATCTTTGTACGTTAAGATTATAAAATCGGCATCCGGTTCGTGTTTTAGCTCTTTATGTACCCAAAACTCATTTGCAGGGTTAAAGTCAAGGTAAATATCCTTTTTAGTGCGGATGGAAAGTTCATTGTAACTTTCAAACGTAATATTATTGCACTCGTTTATATACAGAATATCACGCCTTGCGCCTCGTAATTTGCTAGAGTCATCAGCAGAAAAAAACTCAATATAGGATCCGTTTTTAAATGTGTATGTCAGTAAAGATTTGTTGAACTGCTCATCCGCATACCGGTTAGTCCAGCGCATAATTTTCAAGAAATCTTTAAGTGCTCCGCGACGCAAATGTGGTATACTTTCAGCTACTACGCTGATTTCTACATTAGGTTGTTTAATTGCTCGGTCTATAAGTATTGGTAATATACCGAAGGTCTTACCTGCTGAAGTTCCTCCCTGTATAATCTTTATCCGTTTTTTTAACGAAAGTATTTTGTTAATTGACGTCGTTCTCTTGAACATCTGGAAATAAAGGTTGTTCTATGTTGGTTTGTTCTATCTGTTGTAAAGGTGCTCCGTAACCGGAATCCATCAAAGCTTTGTAAGCTGTTACGTCTCCTTCGCGGGCTTTCTTGATCAGAGCTAACGTCATTAGATCTTCTTGGCTCATCGTTTCGCTTTCTCCTGTTAACGGGTTCTTAAGCGATTGATTAACTTCTAACCATTTACGTGCTATTGTGCTTCTGTTCTTACTGCCTTTTGGTCTGCCATTTTTTACCGGCTGGTATTCAGAGCTAAACATTTTTAAATTATCTTCTTTTGCCATAATCTCGTTTTAATCTCGTTATTTTTTTCTCGGATCTTCATTAGCTGCTCTTTTAGCTGCTCGCTCTGTTGAAACCTTTTGCAATCGCTCTACTTCCATTTTAAACGGGTAGCAATGCTTCATATTTTCCAAAGTATAATATACAATAGATGCCCTGTAAGGATTCTCTTTTGTTTTAATGATTGGCATTACTCCGTGGATTTCTGATTGACCGTCAAAGATAGCTAAGTAACTGTCATCTTGAGCTAAAGCAAAGCCATACTCAGGGAATACTAATTGACCTCCTGCTATTCCGTCTTTTAGTATCAAAACGTTAGAAAGATTGCCTCTAAAGTTTCCTGTATCCCTATGGTATTTTATAGCGTGATTTACATTAATGTTTGCAGTAGCAAAGGGTTTATCTTTTTGAAGCAAATAATCTGCGTTAACATTCTCAGAAATTACAGTTACATCGTGATTATATTGATCAGGCAAATGCTCTTTGTATATATTAGTTAGCTCATCCATAAAAGTAAACAAGCGCTGAGTATTTTTCTTTTCGTTTTTTGTTTGCGCTGAGAATCTGCAGTAATCGTTTCTTCTTGCTATTCTGGGCAAAGATCCAAATACGCTTGACTTAGTTGCGGCGCCTCTTGTTCTTGAGCTTTTGACATACTTTGTTTCTAAACTAGCTTTTCTAATTTCTGCAATTAGATTGCTTTTAATCTTAATGTAAACGCCTACTACTTTTCCGTCTTTTATGAATTTTGTATCTGAGTCAATTAAAGTTTGGTAATGCTCTCTTTTCGGCGTTTGCTTAATTAAATCGCTGCAATCTCTAATTTTAACTAAATCAAAGGTTTTCATTTTCCATTAGTTTTAAAATTACTTGACTGTTATCTTCGCAGTCATATTTTGCCTGTTTGTCTATAAACCATTTTACAACCTTCTCAAATGTTTCATTGTCATAAACTAAAAACATTCTTTTAATCTCTGCGTTCATAAACTTGTCAAACTCGTTTTCCGGATCTAAGCCTTGATACTCTGCGTTATTGCTTAAATTATCTTCAAAGCCATAAACCTGTAGCCCCCATTCGTCAAGCTTTTCAGTATCCCATTCATTAGCTAACATATCCCAGTCCCATTCTCCAAAGCCTACGTTGTCTTTTACGATAAATTCGTCTTTCTGTAGCTCCGTTAAACCTTCAGCCTTGACAATATATACTTCTTTCAATCCTGCTTCTTTACACGCTTTTAAACGCATATTGCCGCCCAAGACTATATTGTTTTCGTCTACTACTATTGGACGTAGCTCCAACATCTGCGGAAACTCCTGTATTGATTTGACTAACTTTTTAAACTTATCGTCTTTAATTAGTCGTGGGTTCTTCGGGTTATTTTTTACTTCTGTAATTTTTACTTTGTTGACTTGCATTTTCTGTTATTTGGTTTCTACAAACTGCTATTCTTTGGTCTATGTTTGGGTATTCGCGTACCATTACCGGATCCATTATACATCGTTGTACAAATTCTCCTTCTTGTTCTCTTGGTAATAACTTTGGGATTGGCATTAGATATTAAATTGATGTGAATCTACTTTGTTGTAATAGTGGCTTGTTCCGTCTTTTGATCGGCGTATCATCTTAATTGTCAGCAACCTACCGCCTAACGGTTTGGCAGGCGCTCCGCGTTCAACATGCCAACCATGGTCTCCGTCTCCGTATTCTTCTTTGTAAGTTCCGGTTAGCATCATGTGTAACGGCCTCTGCGCGCTTGAATATCCGCTTTTGGCGCAATGTTTAACCATTTCCCTTACGTCGTTTCGCGCTGCGTTTTCGTGAATGTGCCCCATTGTAAATACATCAAAGTCCTCGTACATTTCAATAGCTCGCGTTAGATTCAAGGCGCCTTTTGTAACTACACCTCCGCCACCTGATCCGTGGTAATACTTTACTTTAGTAGTTAAATTCGTGTTTGACAAAGAGTTCCTAATAATCAACCAACCGCCGTATCCTCCTGTCATTACATTCGACTTGCATTTATAGTTAAGTAAATCAACAAATCGCATCAGCACGTCCGTTTCTTGGTACTTTATGATTCCGGTTTCGT